TTTCAGTGTGCAGTGTGGGGGAGGGAAGCTTGCCGCGCGTAGTGTAAAGCGGGACCGTAGCCCAGAACGACATCACCTGGCTGACGCGGTCACCTTCAGGCAGCATCGCTACTTCGCGGTCCGTCGCCTGTTGAACGGGACCGGTCAATTCCAGGGTCTCAGTTATGGCGCTAGTGAACCCGCCAGAAGCCCAAGTGCCGGTTGAGCGAAGAACTTGAAACGGTTGCGGCGCAGCCAGGTCGCCATCGCTTACGATGTCACTTACGTCAATCATGTACGCACCTCACTTCCAAAAATGCCCAACAGCTAGCATCGCCAAGGCCAGCAACAGCGGCCAGAATTGGTCCAGTAAACCTTTTTCACCTGCTGAGGTATCTCGACTAGCACGTAGGTTATTGATTTCGTCGGTAAGACGATTGTGATCTCGCCTGTACTCTTCCTTATCTACAAAGCGGTTGCGGACGTCATTCAGCTCAATCATCTTTTTGCCCTGAGCTTCTTGCGCGACAATGACTGCGCGGCCTTCCGCTACGTGCAGTTGTGGGTGCAGCGAGATCCAAGTCTCCGTGCTTGATAGACGGGCCGCCAAGTTAGGATATGCGTCATGGATCTTCTCAAACTCTTTTTCAATGTGGTTTAGGCGGCGTGTTACGGACTTTGAGTTCGCCATACTCACTCCTCTGTTCGCGTGATACCTACTATCGCCGCCCGCATTGCGCCAGTATCTACACCAGGCGTAAACGCTGAATCTAATAACTCGCCGTCTTCACCAGTGGCTTCGGCCCGCTGACCTTTACTTAATCTTCTAGCGCGACCGCGTTTAGTACTTTCAGCCAGTGGCGCCCAGCCGTTACGGGAGTCCGTAAACCATTTACGACTAGCGTTCTGCCCGGCGATTGCCGCCGCCGTCATTCGCTTACCAGCTTCATCTTTATCACCGGCTAACGAGGCCTTCACACTGGCGGTAATTTGCCGTGTGATAGGTTCCTTATTACCACTAGCCTGGACTGCGGGTTCTAGTACTGGACGCGCGGGCTGTTTACGGATGGGTGAGCCTTTGCTGAAGACGAATAACAATTGAGCGTTGTCAACGTCCTGCTGCGCAGCCTTTTTCACCCTGGCGGACTTCTTGCCTTTACCGCTAGCCATACTGAGCAGCTGCTTTTGCCGCGCACTGGCGTCTGCCGCCGGTATGCCGACGTACGCAGCAAGTTTTGTAACCTGATGAACGCGGTCCATCAGAGCGGTGGAACCTAGTTTGCGAGCGATGGTGATCTGAGGGAGGGGCACTTGGTGCTATGCTCTACGCCGTTCAATTTCGTCATCAAGTTCTTCTAATACTCTGTTAATGTGGTTCCAATCAGGCGCGGATGACGTAACATTAGCGGCTTTCCTCTCATATGAAGCTAAAGTAGCCTTCAACTGAGGAAGTGACAATGTTCTTAGCTGTGGCGAAATTCTTGCTTCTACACGTCCCAACTCAGCGTCCCTCCCTGCACTCCTATCCAGCACGCAGTCCAAGGCGCGATGAAGACGGGCACGACGTGAGTCGGCGACGTGGGAGTCCTGCCCGCGCTCGTAGTAATCCTTCGGTTCCTTACCGGTTAATCTACGAATAATCTCAGCAGACTTCTTCTTGTCTGGCCCGCCCATTACACCTACCATAGCATCTGGCATGTTGATAGTCTGTTTAGCGATACGCAATTGATGCTTCTCTGGAACTGATAATTCACGCCCCATCTCTCCACCTCTCCTTATACTAATACAGCACCATCGGCCCCGCGCCGATTGTTTTAGCAATCGTAATCAATTGCTGCCCGTACCTCGTAAGTTGCCAGGCGCCGAATTCTTTCAGTGACTCCAACGCTGTATACCCTGCTGACACGTCACCGACAGACTTGCTGGTCAGTATCCCCGTTGCCAGGCCTTGCGCCGCCACCTGCGAAGCCGTAGGCGAGGCAACAGTGCTGGTTGTGGACGTAGTGAACCAGGTAGCGTACAACGCGTCTCCAGGACCGACAGGCACGTTCAGCGATAGCGTAGTAGCAGTAGGCATGGAATAGTCAGCCGCCGTGCCGGCAGTTTGATAGTCGCCGTTGCGGTACAAAGACAATTGCCCGCCCGGAGGCGCAGCGGACAGAATGAATTGTGTACCGGTAGTGTCGCCTATGACAGCAGCAGGCGCTTCGCCGTGCAGCACGTTCTGGATTGCAGTCTGCAGTACAGGCCCGTCAGTTTCAGCCCATAGTGTAAGGTAGTGAGCCGCGAACAATGACATCGCCAGCAGCCACGAATCTTGATACAGGTTCTGTTTCAGGCTTGCCGTGGACAGATTGATGTACACCTGCATTACGGCGGCTGGGACTGGAGGAGTGGTGTACGCCAAGATGGTAGTGGTGGCGGTGGTCAGCGCTGCCTGGTTGACGGTGATGGAGTTAGTGCCTAGACCGGTGATAACGGACCCAGCCGGCAAGGCGCCGCTGGCCTGAATGAATTGTCCGTACGCTAAGTTGGCAGTCGACGAAACCGTGACGGTCTTGCTGCCCGCGACAGTCGTGCAATTGAGCATCTGCATTGCAGGACCGAAGAACTTCGGGTACATTACAGCCAGGTCGTCTAGCACATATGGTGGGTTCTGCCCTCTGGGCGTGAGATTACCCACGCCCCAAGGACTCATGCCACCAGCAACGCTGAACTCCTGCCCCGCGCCCCAGGCCGTATCTAGCCAGGCTGAAAAATCAGGCCACATTGCGGTTGCCTCCTGGCGTTACTTTTGCAGGCCGTGGGTACTGCGTGGTTTCTTGACAGGCTTGACTACTGGAGCCGCTTCCGCCGCATGCTCTTCACCAGTCTCTTCACCAGTCTCTTCTTCGCCGGTCTTGTCTTCGACTTCAGGCTCTTCTAAAGAAGGCTCTTCAGCACCGGGCTCGTCCAGTGAAGGCTCTTCAGCGTGCGGCTTTACTGCTTTGGCTACGAACATAGACGGATCGGGCGGCGTGAGGTCAACAATGCTGCCATCCTTGACTCCCATAGTCCAACCCAAGGTATTCTTGACCCAGAGCGGAACTTGCGTATTAACGCCAGGCGCGACTTGGAAACGCTGCTCAGCGATGCCATTGTGATGTTGAAACACCTTTGCGCGTGTAAAGTGAACTTTCAAGAACTTTGTCATTTTGTCTTCTCCTTGCGGAAGATTGTAACGCTGGTTAGTGCTGCGTGGGTGTGTTGGGTATAGGATAGAGACGGCAAGGAACATCCCTACCGTCTACCCGGCACGCCCACGCAACGTCGTGTTGAATTTTGGGCGTAGAAAAGCCTACACCGAAATGATGTAGGCTTAGTGAGATTGGTGGGTTACTTCTTTTTGAGTTTGGCAGCGCGAACTTCACGCCACCATATACTACGCTCCTCTGGAGTCATAGTATCCCAAAAGGCTTTTGTATTTGCAGACTTAAATGCTCTGAACTCTGGAGTTCTGTGCGTTGCTAGATGCTTCTTGTGGTTCTTAGGAACTGAATACCATTTTATACCAGAAGTTGAATGACGCTCAGAACATGCAGTAGATTTTACGCCAGATAAAAATCTGGCTTGTGCCGCAGGGTCGGCATGCCAATCTTTGCCTATACGAGATTTCTTCTCGTGCGCTTCAGGTGTAGTATTCGCGGCTATCCAATCTTCTCGCCATCTTTTATTGCGCCATTTCTTCTTACCGCGTTCTGACTGACTAGCTACAAATTCTGGTGTTCTATGCGCAGCAGCATTCTCAGCGCGCTTTGTTGGATCAGCAAACCGCCTAGCATTTCCTTCACGTTGCACTTCATGCGCTCTTGGGTCTTTATATCGTTCTATATGAGCCGCTGAACAGGTCGCCTTATACTCAGCCAACCTCTTCTTGGTCATGTAAACAGTAGCATCACCACCGTCACCACCAAGAGTTAAGTTATAGCTTCGATCGCCGAGTGGGTCATTGATAAATGAATGACGCTTACGGATGTAGTATGTTTCCTTTTTGTTTAGACATACATTTGATCCGCGCCATATAATCTCAGCTGTAAAACCTTCCGGTCCGCCAGCTTTACGAATAGCACAATACAAAGGACGTGGGTCTTTCGTATTAAGCGCTATGTTAATATGGTTTTTCCACCGATGATTTTCGGGATCACCAGTACTATCTTTGCCAACGTATCGCTTACCGTTCTTTTTATTTGTAAGAAGGTAAATACAACCCCAACCTTCACGATGTTTCTTCATCACAGCTCCTTGTGTGTCTCCAAATTAACCTAGGGAAACTTGGTGGAGTTACCAAGCTTGTCAAATCGGCTCATGACTTCCGATTCTATCCCTAGATATATTATACATCAATTCTCAGCTGCGCACCTACCTAAATTCCGTCCTGGTAGTATGCGGTCGTAGTCCTCTTCATGATGACCTGACTGCAGCAGCCGGCGAACATAGTTTCGAATGCGCCGCCTGCACGGGTTGTTGGAACTGTCATGGCCTGTGTGCAGGGCTGCGGGATTTTGAGGTACAAACTCTTGCGATGGTTTTTATAGAACATCGCTCTGTCAAGACCGTTGCCGGTAGCGCCAGCGCCGGCAGTGTTGCCGGTTCCAACGCCGCTGATCCAAGGATTCGGCAGAAAATCAATTTTGAAACGGACCCCATGGTGAGCCGCGACGCAGTTCTCTTCAATATATTTTATTGTAGAGGTAGCGACGGCGGTTCCACCAACAGCCATGGGCGCGGTAAGTACTGCAAACTGAGTGTAGGGAATAAGGCAGTGATCAGCCATACCCTCGTCAGCAGCATAGCCAGAGTTCTGCACAGTCTGATTGAGCGCGTTGTTGACGTCAGCCAGAATTTCCTGTGGAGACTTCTTGGCCCAGTAAGTAGCGCCGCTGGCGCCTGCTAGAGCAGTACCTTCCGGAACGTTGCTGTTGTTCAGCATGCCGGCGTCGCCCTGGAACCCGGCGTAGGTAACAAAATCGAGAGCTTTTGCCCAGTTTGTCTCGACAGACTCTTCGTACAATTCCTGGAGCGAGAACGGAGGAGCCTGACCTGTGCGCTGAGCAGTTTCCATGCGCTTGAGGTCAATCCAAGTGATGGTCATACCCATTGCCCAGGTATATGTACGCCAGATGCCTTTCTGAATATCTGCCTGCGCCTCTGGAATTTCCGTGTTGTTAGTACCCTGCAACCCGTAGAACTGAGTGCCGGTAGTTGCGTAGTTCGATGCAAACGCGGCGATGAACTCGGGGAATCCGCCCCCGACTTCAACTGTAATATCGCGTTTATGAGTTACGGCTTGGAGAGGCCGGACAAGATCAGTGTCCAGAATTTCCAGTTGGCTTTGCAAAAAAGCAAACGGTGCAGAACCCGCAGCGTCAAACGCGGGCGCACGACCACTAGTAACGGTATTACGCATGGTTCGTTAGTCTCCTCTTGTTTGTCGTTACGGTTAAGCTACGTTGCGGACGGTGAGAGTAATCTCAACCATTGAATTGGCGTCAACCACGCCCGTGGTTACTTCAGCGCCGTTGAGCGGAGCCAGGTT